GATGTCCGTCCCTTGGGCGATGGGGGCACGGTCGCACTCTACGAGTTGCTGGTCGCGGGCTGACATGCCCGTCATTGTCGAGGGCATCACGACCGAGCAACTCGGCCGCAGCATTGCCGACTGGGTCAAGGCTGCCACCATCGAAACCGCCGAGCGCGTACTGCGCGAAGAGGTGGCCAGAGGCTTCGACGCCGAGCCGGTGGTGATCACCGACGGCATGCCGCGACGTGACTATCTACAGGTAAAACCGTTCGGGCGGATCGAGTTCGCGGCGCGCACCAGCATGGTGGAGGCAGTTCGCTGGGCGCTGACCGAATTACAGAAGAAGAGTCCGGTGCTGACCGGGCGATATGCCAGTTCGCATACCGTGATGATCAATGGTGCCGAGGTACAGGGCAATATCTGGCTTGCGCTGCGCAACGTTCGGTCGACGGATCGCGTCCAGATCGTCAATCCGCAGCCCTACGCCCGAAAGATCGAGGGCGCGACGGCGAACAGGCGTACCGGCCGTGGCAAGCGGGCGGCCCTCAGTCGGCAGGCCAGGAGCGGCGTCTATCGCGTCGTGCTGCGCGCCCTGATCAACCGCTTCGGCAAGGCACTGTTCTTCGACTTCAAGTACGTGAACCTGAACATCGGGATCAAAGTGTGGGGCAAACGGGGCGCCCGGCGCGTCCAGCGGGACCAGGTGTATCCGGCGCTGCAGTTCTTCATCAAGCCCACGGGGTTGCCCAACTAAGGTCAGGACACGATGTATGGCGTTCATCCGATTGCCAGCGTGCCGCTGGGCGCGACGGCCACGGGCCTGGTCGTCGGCGACCCCCTGCGCATGGCATTCCGCGACCGGCTCATAGTCTGGTTGGCCGATCTCGGCATCGGCTGGCCGATCAGGGATCTCTACAACACGGGTGACAATCCGGACGTCTCGCAAGGCTTCGTGGCGCTCGATTTTCCGGGTGGCACCGAGGATCAGTACACGTTCGGTGCGCCGGGCCACAACTTCTGGCGCGAGCAGGGTCAGGTCACGCTTTACGTGAAGACCCGGCTCGGCGCCGGAATCGTGGTGCGCAATCTGGCCGAGTCCTACGCGGGTGGTCTGCGAGCCCGGTTCCGCAACGACCGCTTCGCCGCCGGCAACGGTACCGTTCGCATTGTCTCCACCGCCCCGATGGGCGGTGGGCACGACGAGGCGGGACTGTGGGTCGAAGCGGTGGCCCTCGGATACGAGACTTTCAACATCGGCTGAGCCGGCAGAGCCGCCAGCCGTACCTGACCGCCGCCCCATGGGCGGCTTTTTGTTGTCTGGAATTTAGGAGAAGGCCTCTTGGACAGCGCCAACAAGCAGACCGCCGTCATCACCGAAGCGACCGTCGGCACCACGCCGGCGACACCGGCCTTTCTGCTCACCCGCGACATCCGCGTCAGCGGTGCGCCGCAACGCCCCAACACCCGCTCGCCCGAGCGGCGTCCCGACCGCCAGGCCGCCTCGATGGTGCAGGGTGTCGCGACCTATCCCAAGCAGATCGAGATGCCCTGGGTCCGGGACGCGGCCAGCGACGTGCTGTGGGCGTCGCTCTTCTGCAGCCCCTGGGTATCCAATGTCCTCAAAGTCGGCTCGGTGCGAACCGGCACGACGTTCACCCTGGAAGAGAAGTACGAGGGCGGTGCCACCGACCCCTATCGCCGCCTGACCGGCTGCATGGTCGACAACGTCTCGATCGCCTTTCAGAACGGCAACCCGGGCCAGCTCACCTTCTCCCTGCTGGCCCTGGGCGAGACCACGGCGACGACGGCAATCGTGTCCTCGACCTATGCGGCGCCGACGCCGGCCTACGATCCCTCGACGCCGGCTGACATTGTGGTCAACAGCCTGTTCGGCCTTGCCTCGCCGAAGGTCCGCTCGCTGCAACTGCAGATCTCGAACAACCTGCAGCAACAGTACGCCTTCGGTTCGGCCGATCCATTCGCCATTGGCCTCGGCGAGTTCAACGTGCAGGGCGTGGTCGAGGTCTACTTCAACGCCCTTGCCGACTACTCGGCCTTCGTCGTTAAGCAGACCGGCCAGACCTTCGACATCACGATCGGCGCCACGATGAACTTCAAGGACCGGCTCGTGCTGGGCAATTGCGACGTCTTCAACCCGAACGTCGATGATCCCGGCCAGACCGGCGTCCACGCGGTCACTCTGAACTTCCTCGGCAAGTACTACGCCACAGACGCCTCGGCGATGAAGCTCACCCGCAACGCACCGTAATGGTGGCACCGGAGACCCACATGGAAACTTCCGTCCTCATTCTTCAGACGTTCCACCGCTTCGTGTCCGAAGGCGAGGGCAGGCCCGAACGCAAAGAGCGCTTCGCCCAGGGCCAGACGATCAAGGTGTCCGAGGAGGACGCTGCCGACTGGATCGCGAAGGGACTCGCACGAGAAGCATGATGCCCAAAACCCGCAGCGTCCTGCGGCATCCCACTCCCCGGAGCACGACATGAGCCAGTTCAAGTTCGGCAACATCGACAAGCTGAAGCGTAATCGCGAGATCGAAGGGGTTGCCGGGACCGAGATCGGCCTGCCCGGCGGCATCTCGCTGATCGCGCTCTGCGCCTCGGACGCCAATCCGGCGTGGCGGCGCGGCGGCGAGGATTTTCTGGCCGAGCTGAAGCGGCTGAGCCGCGCCCACGCCTCGGACGAGCGCGTAAAGCGCTTCCTGGCCGAGCAGCTCGCCCGCATGCTGGTGAAGGACTGGAGCGGTGTCGTCGACCAGGACGGCAATGCCATCCCGTTCAGCACCGATGCGTGCATGGAGTTCCTGATCGAGGCCGACGATGCGATCCCCGCCTTGCAGGCGGTGGTCTACGAGACGCAGAACTTCCGAGGCCAGCGCATCGAAGCGATCGTCGACCACGCAAAAAACTGATCCGCTGGGACAGCACCAACGCCTACGAGATCGCGGGCTGGAGCGATCGAGCCCGGGCGGGCGATGCCGAGTTCGTCGACCGCCTGCTGTCCCGGCCGCAACCCGATAGTGAGACGGCCCCCTACTGGGAGGCCTTCCAGTATCTCTCCCGGGACCGAACCATGCTGTCTCTCTCCCTGGGTATGGCCGGCGGCCTGGTGCTGCCACAGCCGATCCCGTGTGAGGCGATCCGGCGGTACGGCCGGACCCTTCGTCTCTCCGGTGAGGAACTGGTCGACTTCGTGGAGATCGTTTCCGGCATCGACGACTTCTGGGTCGCGACCGAGCAGCGCAAGCAGACGGATGCAGCGGTTCGCGCTGCCAGGGGCATGAGCAGGCAACGCTGATCCATGGCTGAAGAAACCAGGATAATCCGGCTGGTCATCGACAGCTCGAAGGCGGTCGATGGCGGGCGGGCAGCGCAGCGGGCGCTGGAGCAGATCGAGCGCAGCACGTCCTCGCTGGACGGCACCATGGCGCGTATGGAGCAGTCGCTGGGGCGCATCGGCGGCTACATGAAGGCGCAGCTTGCCCTCATGGCAGCCGAACTCGCCGCTCGCTTCGTGCAAATCGGCAAGGAAGCTTTCGACGCCGCGTCCGGCATGGGCGAACTTGCGGACCAGCTCGGCGTCACCACGCGAGGCCTTCAGGCGCTGCAGTATTCGGCCGTCCAGAACGGCGTGAAGCTCGAGCAACTTGAGACCGGCGTCTCGAAGTTCAGCCAGAAAATCGGAGAAGCGGCGGGCGGCTCCAGGGAGATGATCGAGTCGCTTAACGGTATGGGCGTCAAGATTCTCGACCTGAACGGCAAACTGCGACCGACTGAAACGCTGATGAGCGAGGTTGCCGCCAGCATTCTGGCCATCGACGATCCGGCGAAGCGGTCCGCCGCGTCCGTCGACTTCTTCGGCAAGGCCGGCACGAGGTTCCTGCCGGTGCTGCAAGACATGGCGAAGGGCCTCGACGCCATGGGCGCTGCTGCCGATCGTGGTGGAGCAATGATCTCGGAGCGGGCGATCACTCGCCTGGATCAGCTTGGCGATGCGGTGGC